CGTGCTCCAGAACGTCGTGTTTTCACAATTGACGTAGGTAATATGCCAAGTCACTTGGCTATGGCCTTTGTAGAACGTGTTAAAAACGAAATTCATCAACGCCGTATTCCTTCACAAACAGGTGGAGGACAGAACGTCATAGACTCTGCATACAACCCTCTAAGCATCAACGAAGATTATTTCTTCCCTAAAACAGCAGACGGCAAAGGATCGGACGTCAAAATGCTAGAAGGCGGTAAGAATATTGGCGAAATTGACGACTTAAAGTACTTTACTAACAAATTATTCCGTGGATTACGTATACCAAGTAGCTATTTGCCTACTGGTGCAGACGATAGTCAAAGCAATTTCAATGACGGTCGTGTAGGTACAGCGTACATTCAAGAGTTAAGATTCAACAAATACTGTGAAAGACTACAAAGTCTCTTAACAGAAGTGTTCGATAGCGAGTTTAAATTATTTTTAAACGCTAAAGGTATGAACATTGACCCAAGTTTGTTTGAATTAAACTTTAATCCTCCTATGAACTTTGCAAGTTCACGTCAGGCGGCTATTGATACTGAACGGATTAATACATTTAATACTATTCAGGCTGTTCCATTTATGTCAAAACGTTTTGCATTGAAGCGTTTCTTAGGTTTAACCGACGAAGAGATTGCAGAAAACGAACGCCTATGGAGCGAAGAAAGCGGAAAAGGACAGCCAACTACTACTGATGCTGCTGGAGAATTACGTAGTGCAGGCTTATCTGCTAGCGGAATTGAAGGCGATTTAGGAGCAGCCGGTGATATGACAGCTCCAGAAGATATGACTGATGCCGGAGAAGAAGGCGGAGCTCCAAATCCAGGAGCACCTACGCAGCCCGGAGCGCCTCCTCCACCTCCATCCGCATAAATACAATATGATTTTAAGAGAACTGTTTTACATTGATCCTGACACTAGGCACGTGGCGAATGATCTTCGCTATGAGCCTAAGCGTGACACTAGTCAGATGCACAGAAGCGATACACGTAAGACTAGATTAACTCTTAGACAACTCAATGAACTACGAAAAAGCAGCGAAGCACACATCTTAGAACAGGAGAGTGAGTTAGAATTTATACATTCAATGTATGCAGCTCCTCCCCCAGCACCAGCAGGATAAATAAAAAACGGTCGTTTTGGCCGTTTTTTGCCTATATTACACTTGTTTTTTAACAAAAGTGTAAATAATAAACAGCCTTGTAACACAAAACACAGGAGAACTAACAATGACTGATCGCGCTCAATTTGAAGCAATGCTTGAGGCCTTAATTAATGAGGACCACGACCAAGCTAAAGAAATTTTCCACCAGATCGTAGTAGGAAAATCACGTGAAATTTACGAAGAATTACTAGCAGAAGATTTTGACGCTGACACTATGAACAAAGGTGTTAACGGATCCCATAAGTCTGAAATGGAAGAAGACGAAATGGAAGAAGACGAAATGGAAGAAGACGATACAGAGGAAGAAGAAGGTGCTGAATCTGATGACGCTGAAGATGACGCTGAATCTGATGACGCTGAAGATGACTCTGAAGACAATCCGTTCGGCGGCGAAGATGATGCAGAAGATGACGGTGAAGAACCAGAAGGCGACATCGAAGATCGCGTTATGGATCTAGAAGACGCATTAGAAGACCTAAAAGCAGAGTTTGAACAACTATTGCAAGGCGAAGAACACGAAGAAGAAAACGAGCCAGGCATCCACGGCGCTGGTAACCCAATGCACGATATCGAAGCAGATATGGGCGGAATGGATGAGCCAGAAGACGAAAGCGTAATGCACCACGTACATCACGTGATGGAATACGTTAACAAAGTTCCAGCTCCAAAGCACGGTGACAATGGACAATATACAAAGTCTCCAGTTGCTAGCAAGAACGATATGGGCGGAACAACAGCTAATATCGCTAAGAACTTTTCAACAACTTCAGGCGGAACACAAGGTGGCTTGTTAGCTCCAAGTGCTAAAGAAGAAAATTTCGGCAACGTAAACGTACCAGGCGGCAAAGCTGGTAAGACTGGTTTCAAGAAGCAAGAGCCAGGACACGGTGCAGAGAAGAAAGGTAAAGGCGAAGCTGGCGTAGATAAGAAGAGTCTTATCGGCGGCCGTGTTCGTTAATTAATAAAGAGACTATACTAAAAATATGTCACTATACCTCCGAGAGAATCTCAGTTTCAACGAAGCAAAAATGATCGTTGAGTCTGATGACAAAGATGGTAAAAACTTGTATATGAGCGGTATCTGTATACAGGGCGGGATTCGCAATGCGAATCAACGTGTTTATCCTGTGAATGAGATTGGCAAGGCTGTCAAAACCCTGAACGATCAGATTCAAAACGGTTATTCAGTTCTCGGAGAAGTAGATCATCCAGATGATCTAAAAATTAACCTGGATCGTGTAAGCCATATGATTGTTAATATGTGGATGGACGGTCCTAATGGTTACGGGAAGTTGAAAATACTTCCAACACCAATGGGACAACTTATCAAGACAATGCTGGAAAGCGGAGTTAAGTTAGGTGTTTCAAGTCGCGGATCCGGAAACGTCAGAGATGACGGATCCGGTGAAGTATCAGATTTTGAGATTATCACAGTAGATATGGTAGCTCAACCTAGTGCTCCAGGAGCATACCCTACACCAATTTATGAACACTTGATGAATAATCGAGGCGGATTAAGTGCCTTGCGTATAGCGCAAGAGGTAAAAGGCGATCCTAAAGCACAAAAATATCTCAAAGAGAGCTTATTAAATATAATAAGCAAACTCCAATAACAAGGAGAATCACAATGTTGGATGCGCTAAAAAGTTTATTTGAAAACAATGTGATTTCAGAAGAGATCAGAGAGTCAATTGAAACCGCTTTCGAGAATCGTATCAACGAAGCTCGTACACAAGTGGCAGAACAATTACGTGAAGAGTTTGCACAAAAATACGAACACGACAAGAACACAATGATTGAAGCAGTAGATCGTATGATCTCTGAACAATTATCTGCTGAGATTGTTGAGTTTGCCGATGATCGCAATCAACTAGCTGAGATGAAAGTCAAGCTAGCACAAGAAAAGAAGAAAGTAAGCAAAGTAATGAAGGAATTTGTTATGCGCCAACTAGCTTCTGAAGTGAAAGAATTGCACGAAGATCAAGTAGTAATGGCAAGTAAATTTGGCAAATTAGAACAATTCGTAGTTGAAGCTCTTGCTCAAGAAATTACAGAGTTTTACAAAGACAAACAGGATCTAGCTGAAACTAAAGTACGTTTAGTTCGCGAAGGTCGTAACGAAATCAAGAAGGTAAAAGAACAATTTGTTCAACGTGCCGCTAAGATGGTCGAAAGTGTTGTAACTAACAACTTAACAGTTGAAATTACATCATTGAAAGAAGACATTGAAGCAGCTCGTCGTGCAGATTTTGGTCGCAAGTTATTTGAAGCTTTTGCTGCTGAATACTCAACCAGCTACCTAAATGAAAAATCGGAAACAGCAAAATTACTCAAGGTCATAGACTTGAAAGATTTGGCAATGAAAGAAGCAGCGCAAGCTGTTGTCAAAGCTGAACAAATCTTAGAAAGTAAACAAGCTGAAATCCGTGCTCTTAAAGAGAGCCAAGAAAGAAAAGCAATCATAAGTGAACTACTTGCTCCGCTTAACGCAGAACAAAGATCAATTATGGGCGAACTAATGGAGACTGTGAAAACAGAACGTCTAAACGAAAGTTTCGACAAGTATTTGCCTTCAGTATTGAATGGTAAGGCTCCGCAGAAGAAACAGGCACTAGTAGAGGCAAAAGAAGTTACAGGAAATAAAATTTCCAACAACCCACGTAGCAGCGAGACAGATACGAATATTATCGATATCAGAAAGCTCGCAGGACTAAAAATTTAAGGAGAATTTAAATGTCAGAACTACTAAACGGACGTTGGGCAGAGACAAAAGAAGCCCTATTAGAAGGCTTGCAAGGCACTAAAAAATCAGTAATGGGAGTTACACTAGAAAATACTCGTAAGTATTTGATGGAAAGTCCTACAGCTGGTGCTACTTCTGCTGGCAACGTTGCAACTTTAAACCGCGTGATTCTTCCAGTAATCCGTCGTGTTATGCCAACCGTTATCGCTAACGAGTTGGTTGGTGTACAACCAATGACTGGTCCTGTTGGCCAAATTCACACATTACGTGTGCGTTATGCTGATAGTTCATCTGGTGCTAATGTATTAGCTGGTGAAGAGGCATTAAGCCCATTCAAGATTGCTAGTGCATATTCTGGCAACCAAGTTGACGCAAATGCTAAAGCAGCTACTACAGCTTCTTTAGAAGGTCAAGCTGGTAACAGAATGAGCATTCAAATCTTGAAACAAACAGTTGAAGCTAAGACACGTAAATTGTCTGCTCGCTGGACGTTTGAAGCTGCTCAAGACGCTCAAGCCCAACAAGGTATTGACGTTGAAGCAGAAGTAATGGCTGCTCTTGCACAAGAAATCACAGCTGAAATCGACCAAGAGATCATTGCATCTCTAACAGCATTAGCTGGTTCAGCTACACAAACTTATGACCAGGCTGCTGTAAGCGGTACTGCTACATTCGTTGGTGACGAACACGCTGCGTTAGCTGTTCAGATCAATCGCGTAAGCAACTTGATCGCTCAGCGTACACGTCGTGGTGCTGGTAACTACGCTGTTGTATCACCATTCACATTAACAATTCTACAATCTGCTACTACTAGCGCATTTGCTCGTACAACAGAAGGTACTTTCGAAGCTCCAACAAACACTAAGTTCGTTGGTACATTGAACAGTGCAATGAAAGTTTATGTAAACAGCTATGCTTATGACAATGCTCCAATTCTTATTGGATACAAAGGCTCAAGCGAATCTGATGCTCCTGCATTCTATTGCCCATACATTCCATTGATGAGCAGTGGTGTTGTGTTGGATCCATCAACATTCGAACCAGTCGTATCATTTATGACACGTTATGGATATGTCGAGCTCAGTAATACAGCTTCTTCTCTAGGTAACGCAGCTGACTATCTAGGTCTAGTTGCTATCAATAGCTCAAACGTTAAGTTCAGCTAATCTGATAACCAAGAAGATTGGTATTAAAACAAAAGGCTACTTCGGTAGCCTTTTTGTTTGGGTAAATATAGTATGACCACAACAACTTTTCAAGCTCCTGGCACTGTAAATCAGGTTACAGTTTTAAATGAGTTAACACATAGCTCTTCAATAGACTGGGACGGCTTAGACCTCATAGGTACATCTTATTCATTTGCTAGAAGTAAAAAACCGTTGTACACTATTAGCGGGTTCTGGATGGAAAAGTTTCTTAGCAATACAAGTCAAATTGTATTAACAAATTTTAATATACCAGCCGGAACAACACTTACTGGTATTGAGTTTCAATTAGGAATACAACGTGCTAGCCGTATTGAAGATTTACAAATCCAACTAACACTCAATGGCGATTTAATTGGCGACAACTTAGCCAGTAGAGTAAACCCAGTACAAAGCGATATGTATACTGGCGACTTTACTACTCCTTTGAATCCAGTTGGCGACTACAATATATACGGTGGCTCACAAGACTTATGGGGTACAACACTAACAGCTGCAGATATCGTAAACCCAACATTTGGTGTTGTAATAGCATTTAAGAGCAATCAAATTTACCCACACAGAGATATTGCATACGTTAACCAAGTTGCCTTAAGAGCGACCTACGCATAAATACATAGTACGATTCACATAGGGTGAATTTTATGCGGAAATCCAACCGCGTACGGCCTAGAACGCCGTTGTTTCTATAAGGAGAAAACAAAATGGGACGTCCTCTTAGTAAAAAATATATGGGTAACCGTAACTTAGGTGAAGCGGGTACTTATACAGCTGCTGATTCAGAAATTGGTGGCTCAAAACTAGCAAGTATTACAGTTACAGCCGCAGGTACATACACTGCTGCACACGCTACAGCTTTAACTGCTACATTTCCAACACCACTAGTTGCTAACGGTATTACAGCAACAGGTGCTCCAACTTTTAAAGTTAAAACTTTAACAGTTAACGCAACAGGTACTAAAGCATATCAAGCTAGTCAAGCATTTACAGCTAATATTCCAGGAAGTCTTCCTGTAACTGGTACAGTTGCTACTATTGCCGCTTCAGTCGGCAATACTATTGCTAGCACAAACGGTAGCAATCAAGTTGTGTTTGGTTCAAGTGCTTCATACATTCCAGGGATGGATTTCTTAACTAGCGCAAGTTTAACAGGTTCTGGTCTTACAGCCGCTACACGTTATTGGATC